CAACTAGAATCTCCAGACGCTCGATCAGCTTTAACAGAAGAATTTACTGGAGAAACTGAAACAGCTACAGCCAAAACATTGACAACTAGTTAATAAAGTATATATTAACTAACGAAAGGAATATTATGACAGAAAAAAGAAATATACATGCACTTATAGAAAAAGAGGCACCTAGTCTAAATAATTTATTAGACCCGGAAGATGTGAAAGAGTTTAAGGCTATGACAGTCGAGCTTCGTGACACATGGACCAAGAAACAAGTATTTAGAACAGAGACAGAAATGAGAATGTCTGTTTTACAAGACATGAAGTATCCAACAAAAGCTGCAAAGTATTGGCAGTGTGTTAGAGAACAAAACGTATTTTTAGAAAACTTAATGAGTCTATCATTTGATTGTAGAAGAAGTGAAGCTAAAGTTAAATGGTTAGAGAAAAAGATTGAGACAGAAAAAGACGAATACAAATTAACAAAATATCAGATAGATCTTGACGAAGCTAGATACGGCTTAGCTAATATGCAATTAGTAGCAAGAGATCGTATGAGAGAAATAAAACTATGGTCTGCATTAAAGAAAGAGTTTGATGATGGATCATTTGACACTAAAGATGTTAACAAACATCAATTAGAATCATATCATCATATTATGAAAAACAAAGCGGAGACATTAACATCTGGTTCAAGTCAACCTGAAGTATTTAATGTATTAGGTCAATTAAAAACAATAGAAAGAGTTAAAAAATCAGGTGAAATGATTTACAACAAGAAAGAGCAATTAACAAATGATCTCGGCGCAAAACCCAAAATTTAATTTTGTATTTTTAGGTCAATCAGTATTAAGATATCAGGTGCCACTTGATATATATAATATTATTAATCATATTTATGAAACAAAATATCCTAAACTTAAACCTGCTAACAAACAGTTAATTGGTAAAATAGAAAAAGAACATAGTTTATTTTATAGTGGAGAAGACAGTACAAGGATGACTAAACATAATCATTTACCACAAAACGTTTTGCAATGGTTCCATCAAACATTTACACATTATTTAGAATGGAATAAGATAAGAGAATATAATATGCACTTAAATTCTATTTGGGTTAACACTATGTTTGAAAACGAATACAATCCAGTGCATGTGCACCAAGGAACATTATTTACAGGTTTATCTTCTGTTATGATTTTAAAATTACCAGAATCTTATGGTGTGGAGTATTCCGCAGCTGATCAACCACAAAATGGTAAACTACAAATTTTAGGATCATCTAATGGTATGTTTACTAATATAGATTATCAACCAGAAATTAAAGAAAGAGATTTTTATATTTTTCCATATGATATAAGACACTGTGTATATCCATTTAATGGACCTGGATACAGAAGAACTCTTGCAGCAAATATGGATGTTGAATATGACCCAATTAAAAATAGAGGAGTAAGTTAATGTACGAAAATAAAGTTATTACAGAACCTAAATGGAAGAGTTGGATAGTGCAAACTACAACACCATTATTTACACCAGATCAATGTAGACAAATTATTGAATGTGGTAGAAGTCGACCACCAGAAAAAGCACAAGTTGGTATGGGTAAACCAGGTGGAGGCACAGATACAAAAAAAAGAATTACAACAATTTCTTGGATACCCTTTAAAGAAATGGAACACATGTATCGTGATCTTAATAATTTTATACAAAAAGCAAATGAAAATCATTTTGGTTTTGGAGATATTAGAATTACAGAACCAGCTCAATTTACAGAATATCCTGAAGGAGGGTTTTACGATTGGCATATGGATTGTGATGTAAACATGAACCACGAACCACCGGTGCGAAAAATATCAATGACTTTATTATTAAATGATCCATCAGAATTTGAGGGTGGTGATCTTGAACTTATGGCACCAGGTAAGTTTGCTGAACTAAAACAAGGTCATGCAATAGTATTTGCATCGTTTTTAAATCACAGAGTTAATCCTGTAAAACGTGGAGTTAGACAATCTCTTGTTGTTTGGTTTGGAGGCAAACCATTTAGATGATTCAAGAACAATTTTTTCCAACAACTATATATGGTAAAGATGTAAAGTTAGATAATCAATTATTTGCTAATGAAATAGTTGAATGGTCTAAACGAGATCCTGGTGTTCAAAAGACAAATCGTAATGGTTGGCATTCTACAACAGAGATGCATAAGATACCTATATTTAAACCTTTGGTAGATGAGTTGTTTGTAATGATAAATGATATATGGAAAGAAGAATGGTTAGATAGAGAACCTGTGTTGGGAAATATGTGGGCTAATATAAATCCACCTGGTGGATATAACGCTCCTCATATACATCCTAATAGTTTATTTAGTGGTGTGTATTATGTAAAAGCTCCAAAAGACTCTGGTAAATTAGTTTGTAATGATCCAAGACCAGGAATTCAATTAAATATGCCAGTAAGAAAATCTGGACAACCACCTAAAAATTTATGGAGAGAAGTTCATTTGGAACCTCAAGAAAATAGAATAATTATATTTCCATTTTATCTTTGGCATAATGTTGAACCAAATCAATCTAATGATATAAGAATATCAGTAAGTTTTAATTTTATACAACATGGCTTTCAATAAATATCAAATAATAAAAAATGCAGTATCGTACGAGTTGGCTAACTTTATATTTAATTATTTTCTTCTTAAACGAGATGCAGTAGCTTGGATGTATCAAAATAATATTACATATGATAATGGTATGTTAGGGACATGGACAGATAAACAGATTCCAAATACATATTCACATTATGCAGATTTTGCTATGGAAACATTATTAGTAAAGATGTTACCTGTTATGGCTAAAGAAACCGGATTAAATTTAATTCCTACATATTCGTATGCAAGAATATATAAAAAAGGTGATGAATTAAAAAGACACAAAGATAGACCTTCTTGTGAAATATCTACTACTTTAAATTTAGGTGGAGATCCCTGGCCTATATTTATCGACGGTACGGGGGTTGACAGCGTCATAGACGAGTATAAGAACATACATAAGCCCAATGCACCCAAAGGCACTAAAGTCTTGCTTGATGTAGGTGATATGCTAGTATATAGTGGTTGTGAATTAGAGCATTGGAGAGAACCTTTTGAGGGTGATGTCTGTGGGCAGGTATTCCTTCATTATAACCATGTAAATGGTCCTTTTGCTGAAAAGAATAGGTTCGACAAAAGGCCAATGTTAGGTGTTCCACCAATAAGGAACATGTAATACAATGAGGTTATATGCTACAAAAAATAGGGTTTCAACCTGGAATCAATAAACAGATAACACCAACAGGGGCAGAAGGTCAATGGATTGACTGTGATAATGTTAGGTTTAGATATGGTACACCAGAAAAAATAGGTGGTTGGAAACAATTAGGTGATGATAAACTTACAGGTGCAGGTAGAGGACTTCATCATTTTGTAAATAGTAAAGCTAGAAAATACGCAATCATTGGCACAAACAGAATTTTATATGCATATTCAGGTGGTGTATTTTATGACATACATCCAATCAAAATTACAACAACACTTACAAATGCATTTAGCACAACTAATGGATCAGCCGTTGTTACAATAACTTTTAGTGGTGATCATGGTATAAGTGAAAATGATATAATATTATTAGATAATTTTTCAACAATTACAAATTCTAATTTTAGTGCTACGGATTTTAACGATAAAAAATTTATGGTTACAACTGTGCCTACAAGCACAACTATAACAATTACTATGCCATCAAACGAGTCAGGATCTGGTGCAACTACATCAGGTGGTATTAGAGTACAACACTATTATCCTGTAGGACCAGCTGTACAAGCAAAAGGTTTTGGTTGGTCACTTGGATCATGGGGTGGTGAAGTAGCGGGTGAACCAACAACAACGTTAACAAATGGTATTAATGATACTGTAACTACAGGAATCATATTAGGAGATGTATCACAATTTCCAAGTTCTGGTACAAACTTTATAAAAATAGACAATGAAGAAATTTCTTATACTGGTATATCAGGTAATGAACTTACAGGTGTAACTAGAGAAGTTAGAGGTACAACAAAAGCTGCACATAGTGGTGGAGCAACTGTAACTAGTACAACAAACTTTGTAGCATGGGGAGAGGCGGCATCAGGTGATTTAGTATTAGAACCAGGTATGTGGTCATTAGATAATTTTGGTGACAAAGCTATTTGTTTAATTCATGATAGTGCTGTATTTGAATGGAATTCTGCGGCCACTGGTGCAGAAAATACTAGAGCAACAATTATATCTGGAGCACCAACTGCATCAAGACATATGATTGTATCTACACCGGATAGACACTTAGTATTTTTTGGAACAGAAACAACAATAGGAACACCTACAACACAAGATGATATGTTTGTTAGATTCTCAGATCAAGAGGATATAAACACTTATACACCTACAGCAACTAATACAGCTGGTACAC